CGAATTAATTGATTTTTCGAAAAAAGTTGGTATAGATGTTAAAAATAATTTTTATTCTTGTATAGAAGCAGATACGATAAAATGTTTGTTGAAATCATTTTCAGGTGAAGAAATGATTGAGCAATATATAGTTGGTGATAATGATTATAGAATTGATTTGTATTTTCCACAGTACAAAATTGCGGTTGAATGTGATGAAAGTCATCATAAAACAATAACAAACAAATTAAAAGATTTGGAAAGACAAAGCGCTATTAAAGATGTATTGAATTGTATATTCATAAGATATGACCCATTTTGTGAAGAATTTAATATTTTTACTCTAATTAATGAGATATTTACAAAAATTATGGATTATAAAACAAACGAAAAAGAAATATTTGAAATAGAAAAAATAAAAATTATTACTAATCATAATGATACAATGATTGAACTGAAATATAAAGAATTTCAAATTGAATATGTAAAATTACTTGAACTTGAAAAAATGAGAAATATTAATAACAATATTGATGTAATAAGTGAAACACAATATAAAGAATTAGAAGAAATCACGCTGAAATATAATGAAATTCAAGAAAATACAAAAATAGAAAATGTGATTGAAAAACCCCAAAATGAAATTACCAAACCACGAGAAGAAGTAAATTATGTTAAAAGTCGAGAACATACCCGTTCTCCCAAAGTATATCAATACAATCCGGAAACATTGGAACTAATCCAAATGTACGACAGCATCATCAACGTCATACGTGAATTTCATAGTTCAAGTCCCAGTGCTCTAAAATTAGCAGCAAAAAACAATACAATATACAAGGATTTCCGTTGGTTGTTAGTGGATAGGAACACTACCGATGTTCCGGTTCTTCCGCCCACGGTGGAATCGAGAACACAGGCGATTGAATACATTGCGATGATTGACATTCAACAAACCAAAATTTTGGATGTATTTCCTTCACAAAAAGAAGCGGCGATGGCACGTAATTTGGCAGGATTTTCCACCATTTCCCGAGCCATTAAACAAAAATCCATTTCGTCTGGGCATTACTGGAACCTTTTCCATCGTTGTTCTCAAGAAATGCGCAATGAATATCTGAAAACAAATACGTTACCGGAACAACATGTTAAATCTAATGGTATATCTGTCATTCAAATTCATCCAGTAACCATGGAAAAAATTACGGAATATAAATCAATTACCGAGGTATTGAAGAAATTTCAAATGTCTCGTATTTCATTGATCAAGGCTTCTGAAACCAATGAAATACATAACGGATTTCGATGGAAGACGAAGTAAAAGAATCTTCATATTTTCATATTGTTGTTGATAAAATCGGACAAATACGTTTCCTCAAAAATTTCCCGACGATTTTCGTGTTTTTTTGTAAATACAAATTTATCATCTTCTTTTTTCACGGTCCAACCATTATTTAAAGCATTCATAATAAAGGTTATTTTCTGATATTCTGTTCGATTCATTTTAATGGTATTTGGAATATCAATATTCATCATTCTATATTTTACACAATAAACTATAGAATTATTTAATTAAATCATATTTTCCGAAAAACACATAAACTTATCTTATTATAAAAATTATCAGAATAAAAATTCAGAAATTACACATTGTAGAAAATGGAATCAAGTGCGCTAAAAAAACTTATACGAAAACGTGATCCAACTACCCATACCATAGATAAAAAACATTCACAAATGTTGGATCATTTTCATGTTATTGAAACGAAGTCTATACCAAAATTGCGCCAAGAAATGGATGATATTCAACAAACGATTCAAGAGTTATTACAAAAACAAGAATTAAATACAGAAATCGACGGTAAATTGGTTGATCAAAAAATAGAACTTACTGATAAATATGAAGCATTAAGAATTCAAATAAAGTCCCTAAAATGTGAGAAAAAGAAATATTTTTTGGAAAATTCCACGTTTATTTTCAATTATTTTGAAGAAAAAAAACAAATATCTTCCGGAGAAAAACAACATGTCAATGTTCTCAATTCATTCTTTAAAGTCAAACCGAAAGATTCGGATGTACTTTTGGAGAACCACACCAAAATCAAAAAAAACATCAATCAATACTGGAAAAATGTAGACAATGAAATCACCAATATTCAAGATTTTGTCGTTCCCATCGATATTTGTACCTTTTGTAATAAGGGGGAATTTATTCCCCAAGATGAAGAGGGAATATTGATTTGTAATAATAAAGGATGTGGTAAATTCATCGCATATATTGTGGATAGCAACAAACCGTCCAACAAAGAACCCCCAAATGAGGTATCTTATACGGCTTATATTCGTTTGAATCATTTCAAGGAGATTTTGTCGCAATTCCAGGCAAAAGAAACTACCCAAATCCCAGAAAATGTCATTGAAGACATCAAACGACGAATTAAGAAAGAGAGAATCAAAGATTATGCGAAAGAACTCAATTACGACAAAATGCGGGAAATTTTGCGGAAATTGGGTTATAACAAATATTTTGAACATATTCAATACATTAATTCTATCTTCGGGATTCGGCCACCCATCATGAGCGACGAGCTACATGAAACATTGTGTGTATTGTTCATTGAAATACAAAAACCGTGGGCATTACATTGTCCGCCGGATCGAACGAATTTCTTTAATTACACGTATACATTGTATCAATTATGTATGTTATTGGATCAGACCCAATATTTGCCGTATATACCACTACTGCGTGATTTGATCAAACAACGCCAAATGGATCTGATTTGGAAAGAAGTATGTGCTGAATTGGGGTGGCAATATTTTCCGACGGTTTGAAAAAATATGTTACATAGTGTATTATTATGTAATATATTACATATTTCCATAATAGAAAAGATGGACATTTTCTATCATTTTATCCATTTTATTTTCATATTTACACCAATAACGTATTTGATCACATAAACTATCCAACCTGTGTTTCCATTGCGTTTTTTGTTTGGGTTTAACCACACAAATTCCAGTTTTATCTATTCCCCAAGAAGAAGGTATTTTCACATTGTCTTTTGTAATATACCCATCTGGATTGAAACGTATAAAAACAACGGGTCTATATCCCAAATCTTTCGATATTTCCATCATACGTTTGTTCTCACAACTACAATCATATTTTGTATGTTGGTTCTCGTCGATTTCAACGATAATGATTTGGTAACCTAAATCAAGGATTAGGTCGGGACGCCGTTTGGAACATCCATCTTGGACTTTTTTGTCGGCTACCCACGAATGCGAATCTATAGGAAACTCGGATAGCACAAAATCTACTACATTTTGTTCCTTTGTTTTGTAATTTCTTGCGTTGGGTTTATCTGGAAACATGTAGATGAAACAACGGGCACAATAGCCCTCGTATTTGTCATTAACCCTAATATCACAGAGATGGGTTAAACATTTTGGGTGTTTAACGTCGACCATATCGGGTTGTTTGTGTTGGAAACAGTATAATCCTTTTTTATTTCCTTCATAATTGAAATTTGGTCGAATTCCACACCCTATTAAATTACATTTACTATCTACTATATTAATCATATTATCTAATTTATGTAAATTACAGTATAATGCTTTTGTTTCGGTAGATAAATTAAATGATGCCCGTATTTTACAATTTTCATGAATACAATATTTATGTTTTATATCAATCATATTTGCTTCTTTATGTTCTAAGCAAAACAATCCCGTTTTTTTACTAGGCAAATTATAATTAGGAATCGTTTGACAATCTTTATATCTACATCTAAGTGTAACCACATTTACCATATCAGGTAAACAATGATTTTTACAATATAATGGTTTTGTTTCACCAATTTTATTATAACATTGTCGTTTTTTACAGTTATCCGCAATACATAAATTATGTGTTACATCAATCATATTTTCTTTTTTATGTTCATTACAATATAATCCTGTTTTTTGTCCAGAAAAATTAAAATTTGGATGTTTGGTACAGTATTTTGTACAACATAATATACTGACTACATTTACCATATCTGATAAACTATGTTTTTTACAATATAATGCTTTGGTTTCACCAATTATGTTATACGACGGTCTAGTTCCACACCCTTCATATTCACATAGCTTACGATAATATATCCTCTTTTTTTTGTTATTTATTTCTTGACAAACAACAATATTTTCCATTATATTATTGCTAAATATTTTATATTAGTAATATGCGCATTTTTCTTTAAGCTGTTTCGGAAATAAGTATTTTTCCTTTTTTTTTTAAATTATATCTTTGGTTGTATTCTCTTTTTTTATCTTGAGTAATTGTTTCTTTATTTTTTTGTTTTATTTCCTCTTTATGAGTTTCATAATATTTTTTGTTACGTGCTGGTGACGTATATTTTTTTAGCTGTTCTTTCAATGTAGCATTTTCGTCTTCCAAATCTTTTATTTTTTCTAGAAACTGATTTTCATTCATCTTTACAATAATATAAACACTTAATATTTATATTATTTTAATTTCTTTTTCCCTTACCATTTAAGGTAACAATTACATTCTGGGGAATCCAACTAAATTAAATCCAATACCAGCGCCCGCTCCTGATCGTGCTGAGCTGGCCATGCTGGGAACGAACACGTCCAACACGGAGAACGTTGCGGCAGCCATTAAGGCAATAATAACAACTTCCTCAACATTCAACTGCTTTTTGGGTATAACATACGCAGCAATGGCAACCATGATACCCTCAATAATGTATTTAATAGCTCGTTTGATCAATTCGTTAAAATCAAATGTTAGACCACTCATTTTAAATATAAATATTATATTATAACATAATAAAAAAATAAATGTTTTATAAATAAAACACTTAAACAGAATTATTGACTAAATACATATTATTCTAAAAATGTCTCTTTCATTTGAACGAAAAAACCTCTCTGACGGAAGTCCTAATCCTAAATATGTGGATTTATGTGACGAAGATGCCCCCATTGCTGGACAAAAATTCACGTGTATGTCATTTATTTCTCCTGAAAAGATCTTGAAAAAAAGGGAAGTTTTTTTATTTGACCAATTTGTGAAACAATGGGAATTCACTAAATCTATGGATAAATTTAAGGATTTTTTGAATTTTATTTCTTATAAATATAACCTAAAGGTGGATGATGTCATCACGGATTTTAATGATTTCACGAAAGAAGAAGAATCAAAGTTGAAAGAGAATTCGGTAGAAGATGACTACAAAAACTTTATGGATAAAAATGAAGATTCGCTAAATGAACAATTCCAACGTACTCATTCTTTTCAAACATCTATACGTGGTCTTAAAATACGTGGGGTTTTTTCCAATCAGGATGAGGCAGAATTAAGATGTAAGAAATTGCGTGAAATTGACCCGAACCACGATATTTTTGTTGGTCCGGTAGGTATGTGGATTCCTTGG